GCCGCTTTCTCCCTGAGGTACGCGGCATCATGGTGACACGTATGGAACATGTCTGTGGCAGTAGTAGTAAAAAGCTTACTAATGCTCTCCAAGAAGCTGTCGGCCTGCCGCACACCATCAACCTCTCGCACTTTGAGGAAGGTGCAGTCCCTTGTTTCAACCAGCTCCTCCTTAACAGTGAAGCCGGCGGCCTGATAGAACTGGGCAGCTAGCTCGGCATCTTCTGGCTTAATTGCCAGACCATCATCTCCCTCAAACACCCCTTTGTAAGGCTTTTTCGAGTGCCGGGAGAAGTAGTAGGCCGCTAGAGCGGAACACGAGTTAACCCCCCAGTTTCTCAGGGATGTGAGGAACGACCCTGATCTGCCAATGGCTTCGCCAACATATGTGATCAGGTTGGCCTCATAAGTGGTCTCACCAGTCTGCTTGGCAAACGAATCTGCCTGTTGAGGATAACCCATAGATCTCATGAGCACACAGACAGTGTTCTTCAATATCAAAGGGCTTTGGGAAGCATCAAAACTAGTGTGGTCGGTCCCACTTAGGTCAGCCGCACCTAGTGTCTCCAATGCAAATGCGTAAGCTTCTTCACGCGTCATATGCTTCACATTCAAGCACGGACTATCCCGATTCTGCCCGATAGACTCAATCGAGCGAGACACATCGTAATAGTACCCCGCCTCAAGCCCACGCAGTCCAGGCCTTTGGGTTACAATCATCCGTGCTGGTTTCACTGCAGGAAGGGCTTCAGTTTTGGTGAACGCTTGCCATTTATTACTGAAGCGCACATGGTCGCAATCAAACCCCTCAATAAAGCCCATGATCCAATCATGCTTATCATTCTCCGAGACTATAGAATCTGGTAAGAGCTTTCGAACATTTTCTGGAGTGGGTTCGAATGGCGTGAGCCTCTCTCTTGGTAACCCGTAAGCGGCGAGCTCTGCTGCTGCAGAAGCTAAAAGTTTCAAGGTCCATTTCTCCGGTTCCCTAACGCCGGTGAGGCGTTTCAACATTGCGGCGTAGGTTGCGGCCGTGTGCTTGGATGGATACACACTCATATTGGTGAACCCGAAGAGCCCGCGAGCAGTGGGCTGTTGCGGAGTGTCATCGTCGTCAAGTCTCACGTCGGTCTTGAAACCTTTCGCTAGCTCACCGTTGGACAATGATATCGACGGTATAAGACCTGTGGTGTATTGACCTGCAGCCATAACAGCCGCCATCGATATACCGTCCACGGCTCCCGCCGATGACAACACCCATTCATACTGGGTCTTAGTTGAAACCGCCATGAGGTCCACAATCGCTGCCGTTAATTCCATGGACATAGGCAGGTTGGTTACTGCGCCATCACCAGCGGTGTTAGGGTCAGTGTTGATCAACGACTGCAATTTCAGACGCTTGCTCGGGAAGCCTTTCACCTGACTGACCCCGCGCATGAACGCGCGGTGCACCCTATCAGCGCTAGTCGTCGCGCAATCAACGCGTGGTACGCCGCAGCGTAAGGCCTGCCTGATCCACTCCTTAACTTCCAGATGCTCGACACACTCAATATCGAAAACAATGTCTTCATAAGTGTCAGGCTGATGCCTGTTGATCCCGAGTGCCTTAGTAACCCATTCCCCTGTGAGGCCCGGGGCTTGCACCAAAAAGGCGTAGTCGAT